TTTTAATGTAATTTTTACCACCTGCTTTTTTAGTCGGAATTGATTTATTAGGAGCGGGATTATCTACCTCAGTAAATTCTATAGAATAAAAAGAATCGCTACTGTAAGGATTATTTTCAAATTTAGTAATTTTATAATTATACTCTATATCTCCTACCTTAAAATACCCGTGATACAAGTCACCGTGTACTTCTGCCGCATTTGCTACTGTTAATCGCATCTCATGTAATACTGTTAATAGCTTGCTAGCTACTGATCTAGTATCCTCCTGCAATGTAGTTGATGTTTCAGGTATAAAAATATTGTAGATGCGGGGGTCTTGTTTACCAAATGTTCTCATCAGCATTCCAGCTACCGCATTAGCTTCATTTTCTACATCTGTACCTGTTTTACCATCTTCAGGATTTATACCAACTGTTTCGTTTTGACGGTGGTGAACTAGTTCATGTCCTAAAGTTCTTAATACATCTGCTAGATTCCTATTTGCTATTGAAATTAGTATAGAATGATCTTCAGGTGTATACCCACCAAAGCTATGATTTTGAGAAGTAAAACTTGTATCATACACAAATTCAATATGTGGGAGTTCTTCAATCTCTAACATCTGCCCGCACCATTGAATATACTTGTTAATGATAGACATTGCTTCATCTTCATGTGGTTCTTCACCTTCCTTAATAACAGGTTGCTTAATTGTAGTAGCTAGTAATTTAAAGATAGGCTCGGCATATCCCTTATTCTTAGCCGATTCAGGTATAGTTTCTTCAAAACCATCTACATCACCTGCTCTTAGTAAACCTCTAACGTAACTAGCTGATATTCTACCAAATTTTTCTTCCACAGGAATTGGTACAACTCTTTCTCCAAATGCTTTTTGAAGTGATTTAAAGTACCCCTGGTCATCTACTTCGTCTCTACCTCCTACAATATACACCGGTTTTTCAGTAGGATGATCGGCAAGATAGTCGTATACATCTTTAACAGGTGTTTGTGTTTTAGAGATACTTACAGAGACTTTTGGTAGAGGTTGTGCTGCTAGATAAGTCTGCCATACCTTTAAACTCTGCTCGGCAGTTATACCGTCTCTTTCTTTTGGTGATATAATAATATAAAGATGCGTAATATAGCTACGTGAAGATATATCTCTAGCTACTTCAAAGTGTCCTTTGTGTGGAGGTTTAAATCCACCTGGGTAAAAACATACACCAGGTTCGTTTGTTATCTCTTCTGCAATTAATGTTCCAAGTTTTGTTATATCTATCATCCTATAAATGCTTGTATTTTTGCTTTTGCTTGCCCGATATCAATTGCTTCGGGTTCTGATTTTAATATATCTGTTATACTCTGATTTAAGTCTGCTGCCTCTTGTGCTCTCTTCATCATCTCTTCAGGAGTCTTCTCTTTACCTTTACCAGTTGATGTATCAAAGAATCGACGTTTTACAATTGCCGGATCAAAAGACTTATCTGCTCCTGCAGGATCATTATTTAGAAGTATAAAGTTATCACCAAAAGCTTGTTCATATGTCTGAATGTTCTTGTTAACATCTCTCCAAGTCCTTAGTACAATAGCAGGCATTAAAGATCTATCTCTACCTGCATTTCTCTCTAAAGATGTCATAGGTGATACATAAATCATTACCATAAATGTGGTATAACCAAGTTCTTCTAGCTCTGCTTTCTTTTTAAGTAACGGACCAGATGCTGCACCAGTTCCATCTATAATAATATCGTGACGATTTTCTAGAGCTTGACTATATTTCTCTTTTGTAGCTTTTTGTGCCTGGGCTTGTAACTTAGCTGCTTGTGATAATTCTTCAGGTCCAAAGTCTTTTTGCTTCATACCTAAACCAGATGCTTTTAATAATTCTTCGTAAGTATCGTCACTGTTAATAACATTGAATTTACCACTTAGAATTATCTGTTTACTAATAAAAGATTTACCAGCACCTGCAGGTCCAGCTAAAAATATTGCTTTTGGACCTTGTTTAGTTTCTCGTAATAAATTTATCAACTTTATCATACTCTTATAAATAGTTTATTCTTCGTTATTCACTAGCATTTCTTGAGATACAATGGATTTTGGTAGTTTTGCAACTAAATCTTGCATGTATTTACTTGCTAATTCAACTCTCTCTAACATATTCTTGACTTCATCTTCATCTCTACCTAATCTGTAAATAAATAACATATAATCTGTACCCACTCTTGGGTCAAAGCTAATAAAGTCACACCATTTCCTACCTGTTACGGCCATATGCGAGATACATTGGTAGTAATATGCAGCTGATGTCTTTNTAAATTCAGCATCTGAGGTTATTAGTCCATATTTAAAGTGGTTTGCTGACGTGTAAGGACATTTAATCTCTAACACCCCATCATCTCCAACCAAAGAATCAGGTGTTCCTCCATAGGAATCCGATACTTCGTAAAAAGAACAGGGTTTAACTTCTAGGCCAGTTGCTGCTGCATAAATATCTCTTGCAGTATCTTCTAAATCTGTACCCCAATCTAGAGCCGGGCCAATGATAGGTTGTGAAAACCCACCTAATTTTTCGGAGACTCTTTCTAGTAGGTAACTTTTTGCTACTTCACTAAGACCTTCTTTTTTAGATCCCATAATTTTCCAAATCTCTGAACTGGTAATCTTACCTTTTCTAACAGTAAACCATTCAGGTGATCGTTGTTCTGCCACTAGCATAATTCTAATTTTTTATGTAATAGTTTAGCATAACTTAATGCACTTGATTGATGTAACAATCGAGTCATTTCTTGAAAACCTATATCCGATGGATCTTTTCCGTTTAGTTCAACTAAGTATACTTCTTTTCCTGAGTCCATTAACTGCTGGGCGTGTTTTATTGCGTCTTTTAGAGCATCATTATCTAGAACAATGTACACGGTTTTAACGTCTGCACTAGCTAATTGAACCTGTAGAGATGTTGGTAATGTTTTACCAAATAAAGGTACTGCATTTCTTTTTATAGCAATTGCATCAAAAATACCTTCACACAGTATAACAGGACATTTCCAGTTTATATAATATTCTAACCCAACTATTTCATTTTTATTACAGACAGGTGCGTTATATTTTCTTGCAGGGTCTTTTTCAAAAGATCTTCCGATGAAGTAATTCAATTTTCCATCCTTATCAAAGGATTGAACTATTAGAGAATTAGCATATCGACCTATTTCACAATATCCAACTCCATATTTAATAAAATCTTCATCTGTTAAACCTCTCTTTCTAGCATAGGCTAGAGCTTGACGATAGGTGATCGAGTTACTTTTTTGTAGAATCGATTTATACTCCTTAGGAAGCTTTATTATCAGTTTCTCTTGAATCTCCCCATTCTTTTCTTGCGGTATATACTTGATAAAGGGCTTTAATTCTAATAGCGTCTCTCTTGGGACATCAAGCTTTTTAAATAAGTTTACAAGTGATCTACCCTTCTGTCCACACACCCAACAATTCCATGGCGTTTTACCGTCAGGTGTTACTTGTAGGTCTACTTCAAGCTTGGGTTTATGATGATGACAGAATGGGCAATTGAAAGCATAGTTATGTTTTGAGGTGTGTTTACCTTTGCCTAATACTGTCTCAACTATTCCTAATAAAAGTCTAGTGTTATCCATAGTATACTAAATATACGAACTTCTTACTAGACTACAAACTTAAAGTTTCTCCTCCAACCACTCCTTCGGTATCTGTTTGTCGGCATAAGGGATACCCAGCTTCTCACACCAGCTCCCATATGTTGTCTTAGAGTTCTTGGCTATTTTAGTATTAGAGTTACTAAAGACAAATCTTATGTCTAATTCAGGTCTTTGCGATTTAATTAGCTCGTGCTTTTTTCTATCTGCTAATACGAATCTACCTTTTGTTTCTATGATAATACCGTTAGGGAGTACAAAATCAGGTAAATAAGTGTGATCTTTAGCAGGTACAGTATATTTAATCTTATTAGCTGGATTTTCGTATTGATATTCTATTTTAGAAGAATCTAATTGATTAGCTACAACATGTTCTAAACCAGAACGGTAGCCTTGCTGTATAGCTCTTCTTCTTACATTAACTTTTTTTGCCATAAATAATTTTAGGTTTATGAATCCCATCTAACTACGAATGTAACATCAGTGTTAGCGGGCATTGGGAAGGGTTGGCCTAGTTTACCAACTGCAATTAATTCATTAGCTCCATTATAGAGTCCAATGGTTGTAACGTAGGGTTGGAAACTAGATCCAGATACGTTACTATTTAGTACTCCAAAAGAACCGGAAGTTGCAGATGGATTTGTAGTCATATTAAATTCATTTTCATTAATATGACATCTAACTTGAGATTGGTAGATGGTAGTTTCAGAGTTAACAGTCATACTATAACCGCGAGCGTAGGGGCTGTAGTTTAAATTATTAATCACCACAACACCGTGTGCATATATAATATTACCAATCACTATAGACTTTGTAGCACTGTCTATTAAATTACCATTTCCATCGTCTTCAAAATTATTAAAATCTGCATTCAGACTAGTAACTGAGAAGCTATTAGGTTGTATCTGTTCACCAAATAGTGTCTGAGATACTGACAATACGTGTACAAGATTACTACCAGACCCGGTTACAAAAGTGCTTCTATTATCATATTCAGATGATCCCGAGCAGGCTGTCGATTGTAGGTAGTTATCGTAGACTAATACCGGGTTAACAGTACTATTGATGTTTTGATCTGCTACTAATTGATTATAAGTCTGTTGAGATAGAGGCGTAGAAGGTTGTAAACCAGGTAGATTATGAGAATAGTATAAGTGTCTAGCAGATCTATATGTAAGTACTTCTTTGTAGTTTGCAGATCCAAATGAAGGAAGAGGTAGGTTACTACCTGTTGCTATTGTGATATTAGCTGGATTTGTATAAGTAGTAGCAGTTGCATTAGTATCTGCAATAATTAGAGATGCCGATGGTGAAGTCGGAGAAATTAATGCTGGATATATTAACATTTGACTACCTGTAGTATGGTTGGGATCACTATAAAACCGGTTATTAGTACTCCCAGATGCATCTAGATTATAGTATCCGTTAAAGAACATTTGTAATCTATTATTTGCTGTTGTCAGTTGGTTCAATTCATTATTAAAAAATTGAGCTACATCTATTATATAGAGTTGAAGTCTTAAAATATCACCGGTATTAGCAGTAAATGTTGTATTTAGTCCACAGATTGTTTGAATTCCTGCATACGTACGGTCTGACCATCCTCCAAAAACTAGAGTATTATCAACACTTCTACTATTGACCGGATCATTATAGACGATCATATAAGGTGCATTTGCAGAAGGGAACATTGGATCTGTATTAGGAAAAGTAACCGAATTCTGTAATCTACTAAAAGAGTATGGTGATGCTAGTCCCCAATTAGATTCTACCGATGGAGAAGATCCTGAAGGGCATTTCTCTAAGATAGCTGCTACTTTAAAGTAGTCCGGTCCAATTGTATTGTTTTGATTTGTCAGTACAGTAATAGGTACTTGGGCAGTTACCGTATAGCTACCAGATCTCGGAACAGTGTAACAGTAATTATTTACACCGCCCATGTATACGGGGGCATAAACGCCTGCTACTTCATCATTACGTGTTATTACATTAAAATTTAACAAGTTAAACCCGTACACTACAGGTTGAGAACCGTCATAAGGAGGATTTTTAGGATTTATATGAGTATACGAACTACTCATATCGTTAATAGCTATATCATAATTTGGTCCTGCATACTTCCAAGTTCCTGAAGGCCATGAATTATATGACATATACTTGCCTACCTGTAAAGCACCGCTAGGATTTCCGCTATAACTACTGGTAATGTACGTATACCCGTGATCGGAATAACCAATAGATCCGGAAGGTACATTCGTTGACGCACTTACTGGTGGTGTAATATAAACACCGTCTGGTCCATAGTAGTACCAATCCTTACAAGAAGCGCTAACCACTAAAATATGTGTGTTAGCTGTAGTGTTCAGATTAAATGCCTTACTAGTCTTATACGGGAATACAGTTAGATCTGATATGTTTAATGTCTTATAAACAGAACTCATTCTATAGTTTTACTAGGTTACTACCAATTGAATAACACTCTTTAAAAATTTAACTTGACGCGGAACAAGGCTTCTTTTGTAAAGTCTTTTACGAAAGGTTGTGATAGTTTTGCAACAGCAATTAATTCATTATTAGCGTTATATAGACCAACTGTTGTTGGGAAAGTCTGCGGGTTATTAATCATTGTAGGGAAGGTTAGTGTACCTGTACTTCCTGATATTGCAGATGGGTTTGTAGTATAATTAAACTGTGCATTACCTGCTCTTACAAATATATAATCAGATGATACTGTTTCTTCACTATTAAGTTGAAAGTAATTACCGGATGCTATTGCATTACCTAGTGCTGCTGAGTTGTTATTGTCGGTGTTAGTGCTTTGTCCGACAGATAATAAAATACCTCCTGAAACAGCTGGCATTGCTAATGCTCTTGAGTTTAATACGATTAAACCTACATCTGGTAGAAATAGACCGTATGAACCGCTTGCTGTCCAACCTGCCGGTTGACCTGCTGCTGTTGAAACACTGTTTATAACACCTGCACCATTACTACCGCTCACTATATTAAATGCTCTACCGCAATCTAGATACGTTACTGTAGAAGTAGTAGTGCTATCATTTGTAAGTCTAACTGTTGCACTACCGCTTGTGAGTGTTAGGTTAAAAGTCGGTGCATATAGCTGCTGTTTATAAGCATTTCTATTTACATTGATTACGTGTATGTCTACTGAAGATGTGTTTAAACCTCCGAAATTAAAGTTTTGAGTTTCAGTACCGTATACTAGATTTCTATACTGACCGTATATAGTTCTTGTTGGAGATAATCCAGATACTAATATATTGTATAAAACTGAACCATACCCATTTATATTACCGTACGTCATAGAAAACTCAGTAGTTGTACTATTTGACCCGGAAGCTACTAAATAAGTCGTTGTACCTCCAGATCCTGATGTATAGGTTACACCCGATAAAACTGAATTACCTGTTGACCAAGCCGGTGCTGTGATTGTATCTGCACTTACTACTATATCTGTTGAAGCTAATTGAACAAAGCTCATATTATATTATTAAAATTTATTATTAAGATTGTTTTGTAATAGTTACAGGAATTGTTACTCTTGCACCACTATCTCTACCTTCTATAACAAGATTAGTTTGTAGTTGTGTATTAGTTCCAAATAAAGTATTAACTGTAGTTGCAGTAATATTAATTGTAGTACCTATAACAGTCTTACTTACATTTGTACCTACGGTCACAGTTCCGTTTAATTGAGTAGCTTCAGCTGTATTGATACCGACACCTGTAAAGTTAGATGTAACTCTAACATCACCAATAGTAGCGATGTACCCGTCTTGTTCAAATGTAGATGTAGCACCCAGGTAATTTAAAGTTTGAGGTGTTATCGAAATAGATGCACCTTGCTTTAGAGTTATAGTTTGGTATCCTACATTTAGTGCCGGAATTGCAGCAGTCCCTCTTGGAAGTGTTATTAACTTGTATTTCATGATTTCATTATCATTTGGAAATGCTTCTAGTACTGGCATTGCTTGAATTGCTTCACCGTAAAATGCAGATCCAGATGGATGGTTTGGATTATAT